TTGTTTTTTTGTTTGAGTTGCTTGGTTTTATCAAGTGACAAAGCATATTTATTGTCCGATTGAAGTTTTGACCGATCACACTTTGACAGACTCAGAAAGGAAAATTTTATTAACGCTGTACAGTTTCAGAAACAACAACACTGAATTGTGCTGCCCATCGATCCAAACAATTAGTAAGCGATCTGGTATTAATTGTTTATCAAGAATTGGAAAACTTACGTCTAGCCTTGCAAACAAAGGATGGCTAACAAAGAAAAAAAGCGGTTTTTATGGCAATAAAACTTACGTGGTGCATGTTCCAAATCATTTATTAGATACCATATGGGAAGAATCTGCCTATAAGGAAAAAACTGCCTCACCTAGTGGGAATAATTTACCTAAACCAATTGGTAAGAATCTTCCCAATCTACATAACAATTATATTAACAATAAATATAACAAGAAAAATAATTCAATAAAAAAACGATCTATTTCTGAAACATTGAATGATAGGAGCTGGGCATTAAATGACTAAATTATATTTAGAATTTAGAGGTGATGATTTGAGATTTATTAAATATCAAAACTACTCGATTAAAGAAATATGCGATATCTCAGGCATTACTCAAAAAACGATGAGAAATCGTGTTGCAGGTATTGCTTATTTTGACAACAACCACCTAATCAAAAGAAAAACTGAAGAAACAAGAAACTACAAATCAAATGCGCCTCGATGTCAAAACAAACAAGAGAGATTGAGCGCATTATGGTTAAGGAAAGCACTTGTCTAGTTTAGGTCTTATGCAATTTCCATATTATCTAACTAACGATTGGCAAAGAGAAAATTTTGTCAATGAACTCAATAAGTTAGAGCTGTCAAAAGATAAACCACTTTTTGTAAAAGTCAGTGATAAAAAAATATCTCGATCAAAAGCAATCAATAATTTAAGTCATCGATGGTATGCAGATGTTTCTAAACAAGGTGGTGAATATACACCAGGAGAGGTTAAAGCACTTGCAAAATATAAATGGGGTGTACCTATTATGAGACAGCACGACAAATTTAATGAGCATTGGTTACGTTTAGAAAAAGTTTGTTTAACCTATGAGGAAAAAATGATAGCTATGGACTTTTTGCCCGTCACCTCACTAATGACAAACGCGGAAATGAGTCAATATATGTCTGATTTTAAAAAAGTTATGGGGCAGAAATATCAATTAACAGACCCAGGGTTTGAAGGAATCACAGAAAAAATTTTTTAGATGGAAAAAACTAATTATGTGGATCATACCAAAAACGCACCCACTGTCCTCTCATTTTGCTCTGGATATGGTGGAATCGAGAGAGGACTTGACATTGCCGGGTTTAAACATCGAGTCATCACTTATGTGGAGATCGAAGCCTACGCGATTGCAAACTTGGTTGCTAAGATGGAATCGAATCAGTTGGATGCAGCAACTATTTACTCGGATATTAAAACCTTTCCATCGCATATCTTTCGAGACAAAGTTAGCCTCATTACTGGAGGCTATCCATGTCAACCATTTTCCCTTGCATCAGCAAACAGAAGAGGTAACAAAGACCCAAGACACCTTTGGGAGTACATACGGGAACACATCAAAACAATTAGACCTATTTGGTGTTTCTTTGAAAATGTTGAAGGACATATCACACTCGGATTGCAAGATGTCATCAAAGATTTGGAATCATTGGGTTATGAAAGCACGTTTGGAATATTCTCAGCGAGTGAAGTTGGAGCAAGTCACCACAGAAAAAGAGTTTTTATTTTGGGCTACGCCAGTGGCGCGAGATTCAAGAGACGATGGAGATATTGCGTCAGCGCACAATCGAGATTCTCCCGGTCTACCAGTTCAAGTACGGATTTTCCCGCAAAAAGAGGAAGTAAAGCCCATAATTGGGAAAATGCACGACTTAAACCCAGAATGGGTAGAGCAGATGATGGGTATCCCTACAAAGTGGACAGACTTAGATTATTGGGTAACGGAGTCGTTCCCCAAACAGCTGCGAAAGCATGGTTGACACTAAATCAAAAGTTGTTAGAGCAAAATGAAACGAGATGCAGCTGATAAATGGTTTAGCGATGTTGTTAGAGCAAAAGCCGCTTATACGTGTGAAAATTGTCATCAAAAAGGCAGAATGGAGTGCTGTCATATTTTTGGTAGAGCTGCCAAATCAGTGCGATGGAGTTTAGACAATGCAGTTTGTATGTGTCATTCATGCCATCGTAAATATACAGAAAATCCAATTGAGTTTACTAATTGGCTAGAGACATATTTAGGAAAAGGACATTTAGAAATTTTACGCGAAAAATGGAATGTTAAAATGCAAACAAATAAGGCGTTACGATCAGAAATATCAAAGCATTATCGAGAAGAATTAAAAAAAATGGAGCAAAACGAGTTATATCATCCAATTTCCTATAATTGAGGAGCAAGCATGATTGACCCAAAAGTCTTATTAGAATTTTGTGAAACAGATGCACAAAAAAGAAATATCAATGCGTTAATAGAACATGGAACGATTGTTAAAACGGCAAACGCATTAGGAATTAATAGAAGAACCTTATATCGATCAATAAAAATTGTTGAGAGAAGGGCAGCGTCAAATGGAATTTCACCGCATCGAGATTTAATTCATCAAACAGCCGAAGGATTTAAAGCAAAAAGAATATCAACTGCATACAAGGCAGATGGTTCTGTAGGTTTGCAATGGGTGATTCAAGAACCCGAAAAACAAAAATTAGATGAAATACTTGCAGAGTTTCGGGAAGGCTTAAAAGATGAATTTAAAGGTTTACATAAACCAATAGAGCCACCAGTAACAGACATTAGCAATGTCATGTGCTGTTATATGATCGGAGATCATCATTTAGGAAATTTTGCTTGGGCAGAGCAAACGGGTGAATCTAATTACGATACAAACATCGCGGTTACTTTACTCGAAGAAGCTATCGATAATCTCGTTAGAAGAACGCCAAAAACAAAAGATGCATTACTCGTTAATTTAGGTGATTTTTTTCACTCCAACAATATTCGTGGTGAGACAGGATCGGGGACATTACTTGAAACCGACACACGATATGCAAGAACAATAAGAAAAGGCGTAAATCTCTTAAAAAGAAGCGTGATTCGATTATTAGAGCATCACGAAAAAGTCACTGTAGTAAACGTAAGGGGCAATCACGATCCAGATTCCTCATTATGGCTTAACGAGGCAATGAATTTATATTTTGAAAATGAGCCGCGAGTCGAAATACCCAACAATTACAACAAATTTCAGCATATTGAGTACGGCAATAATTTAATTGTTATGCATCATGGCGACAAAGTAAATCCGCAACGCATATATGAAGCGATCACAAGACGGTTAAGCAAAGAATGGGGTGAGTCTAAATATCGTTTTGGATGGCTTGGACATATACATCATAAGCAAGTTCAAGATATTGGGGGCATGAGATTTGAAAGTTTCAATATTCTCGCGCCAGTTGATGAATGGCACTCATCAAAAGGATATGGAAGCAGTCGATCAATGACATGTATTTTGCTGTCAAAAAACTTTGGAGAAGATTCGAGAATTATTGTTAATGCGGATCAAATTGGTGGTACAGATGGTAAGTGAGTGGCAGTATAACGCAAATACAGTACAAGTAAGTTTAAAACAAAATCCATGTAAGAAAGATATAGAGGCTGCAATTAGATTTTTAAAAGCAATACAAAAAGAGGGAGCAAAAAAAGATGGATGAGGATTTAAAACATGCGGTAAAAGAATTGCTGCTGCGTCTATCAGATTATTATTTGGAAGATCATATGATTTCTATTGTTGATGTTTTAACTGCGCCAAATTTACAGGCTGAAAGTTATTTAAGCCAAGTTTGGATACCAGAGGCAAAAAAATTAATTGCAGATGCAAATAAAGAACCCGAACCGATTGACTGGAAAGAATACACAAAGGCAATCGAAGATGAGTGAAATGTTAGCAATGTTGGCAGCGGGATCACCTAATTTGCATCATACAAGTAAAGGAAAAAAATTAATTACGCCCTCAGATGTTGCAGCCGCTTTATCACGATGTGATCGATTTACCTATTTATATGGATTAGCAAAATTTGCATTAGATAAAAATGTAATTTCAGAATTAAATAAACATGCAATTGACCTAGCAAAATCGTACAACTTTGAACTGCAAAAGAATGAGAGTAAATTTACACCTCATATACTTGGATTAATCGCTTTACAAATGTCGATTAAAAACTTTAAATGCGGAAAGTGTAAAGGTACAGGGCAAACACCGAGTAAAAATACGCTAATTATTTGTCCAAGCTGCAATGGAATTGGAGAAAAAGAAATTTCAATCCGTAAATTAGCAAAGCTGCTGTCAGTGTCACAATGGCGCAGTCGCAAAGTATGGAAAAATAGACTGTCTAAGTTGTTAGTAGAATACTCTGTATTGGAAAGTGACATTGCAGAAATTATCAAAATTGGGCTGCGCTAAAAAACTGTATAAATATGCACTGTATAAATTGACAGCACTCACAAATTTTGTTATAAATTACCAGACTAGGAATAGTCTTAGTTCTTAATTTTCATTAGATACCCCTATTTATACCGCCCCATAGTGGGCGGTTTTTTTATTGGTATTTGGGTATTTTTATTCGTTTTTAGGTTTTTTTAAACCTTGGCTAACGTAGTTCGCTCCCGAAGCGTTAGCCTAAAATTTAGGAGGTTTACGATGAAGGCATCACAGCATTGCATCGATATGATAAAACACTTTGAAGGCTTAAAACTTGAAGCATATCAATGTGTTGGTGACGTTTGGAGTGTCGGGTATGGACATACAAAGGGTGTAATCGAAGGCGATAAAATCACTCAAGATCAAGCAGATCAATGGTTGCTTTCAGATTTGCACATGGTAGAAACGCATATGCAAAGAATGATTAAAGTGACGCTCAATCAGCATCAATGGGATGCGCTTGTTTCTTGGTGTTTTAATTTAGGGTGTGGGTCATTAAGAAGATCAACGATGCTACTTGTCATAAATGCAAATGATTTAGAGGGTGTTACAAAAGAACTTATTCGATGGAATAAAGCAAATGGAAAAGTATCAAAAGGATTAGAGCGAAGGCGCAAAGCAGAGGCGCATTTGTTTGATACAGGCGCGATTGATTACTTTGAAACAAAAGCAAAGCCAAAGAAAAAACAAGATGAATAACGATATTAAAGAAATAGTTGATTACGCTGCGACAGGAACAGGAATTATGGCATTAGCACAATGGCTACCACCGATTGCAAGTTTATTTACGATTATTTGGTTAGGTATAAGAATATTTGAGTCAGAAACGGTGCAAAAATTATTTAAAAAATGAAGAAAAACAGACAAGGTGAAGGGGGCGGTAGAGCAAAGGTCGTTCTATCTGATAAGCAGATAATAGAACTAGAGGCTCTAGCAAGTGTTCTGACAAAACAACAAATTGCGGATTATTTTGGTATTGGTTTAACAACTTTAAAGGAAATTGAAAAACGACAACCAGAAGTTTCCGACTCTTATAAAAAAGGGAAAGTAAAACAAATCGCAAACATGGGTAACAATCTAGTTAAGTTAGCAATGGATGGTAACGTGACAGCTAATATCTTTTATTTAAAAACCCAAGCGCACTGGAAAGAAGAAGAAACCGAAGTCAAAGAAATACCACCGATTAACATTACATTAGACAGTCGTGCAACTAACGCTCCCACAAAGTGAGATTTTTCTAAATAACGCAAGATTTAGAACGGTTGTTGCGGGTAGGCGATTTGGAAAAAGTTATTTAGCTGCTGCTGAGTTATTAAGAGCAGCCATATCTGGAAACAACAAAAACTGTTTCTATTGCTCACCTACTTACGGAATGAGTAAAGAAATACAGTGGCAAATGCTTTTAGATATGATTCCAGAGGAATACATTGCTAAAACAAATGAAACAGCATTAACAATAACGCTTATTAATGGATCAATAATCTATTTAAAAGGCGCAGAAAAACCTAATAATTTACGAGGCAGAGCGTTAGATTTTTGTGTATTAGATGAGTTTGCAGATATGCGCCCAGAGGCATGGTTTGAAGTATTACGACCCTCGCTATCGGATAGGCACTCTAATGAATCACCAACTAGAGCACTATTTATTGGTACACCGAAAGGGCGTAATCATTTCTATGATTTATGGGCAAAAGGTGTTGATAAACAAGATGAATGGGCATCGTTTCAATATACAACCATCGAAGGTGAGAACGTCTTACCAGATGAGATTGAGCAAGCACGATCAGATTTAGATGAGCGCACCTTTAAGCAAGAATATGAGGCTGCATTTGTCACTTATAGTGGTCTTATATATTACAATTTTTCGAGAGAAGAGACAGTAATCGCAACTGCGGAGCATAAACACGAAATATTGTTGATGGGGATGGATTTTAACACCGACCCTATGAGTGCGGTGGTAGCGATTAGAAAAGGGAATACACTGACTTGCGTTGATGAAATCGTCATCTATGGATCTAACACAGATGAAATGGTAAAAGAAATTAACCATCGCTATCCGCATAGACAAATAGTGATATTTCCAGACCCCGCTGCAAGACAAAGGAAAACCAGTGCGGGTGGTAGAACAGATTTAAGTATTTTGCAAAACGCTGGATTCCACGTTAAAGCAAAATCAAAACACGATGTCGTAAGAGATCGGATTAACAGCGTAAACGCACGTTTAAAAGCGGCAGATGGCGAAAGGCATCTATTTATAACAGCGAACTGCAAACAAGTGATTAAATCGCTTGAGAGGCAGACTTACAAAGAGGGTACTTCTATACCCAATAAAGATGACGGTTACGACCATATGAATGATGCTCTGGGTTATTTAGTTTCCTATTTATTTCCAGTTCAGACAATCTATGACGTAGAGCAACCAAAGCGTTGGACATAATATGCAAACAGACATTGAATACACATCAAAAGACTACGATGATAATAAAGAATCATGGGAGTTTTTTCTGCGCTCTTACATGGGTGGACAAGATTATAAAGACGGACAATACCTTACTCGATACGTAAATGAGGACAAAGATTCTTACGGCAGACGTATCGACTTAACAGCAATCGATAACCATTGTCGTAATATCGTACACATTTACTCTAGTTTTCTTTGGAGAGTGCCACCGACTAGAAATTATAATAGTTTGGCAAACGATCCAGCACTTGAATCATTTATTAATGATTCTGATTTAGATGGTCGTTCCCTTAATTCTTTTTTGAGAACTGCACAAATTTGGTCGAGCGTGTATGGCAATGTATGGATTATTGTTGATAAACCACGTTCAAACGCACAGACAAAAGCCGAAGAATTAGATCAAGATATACGCCCTTATGTAACATTGTTTACGCCAGAAAACGTGTTTGATTGGAAATATGAGCGCAGCGCATCGGGTCGATTTGTTCTGTCATATCTCAAGGTGCGTGAATCTATTCAATATCTATCTGAAACAGAAAAAGAAACTTACTACAAAGTATTTACACGAGAAAAAGTTGATACGTATCGCGTAATCAATCACGAAACAGAAACGCTCATTGATTCTGTCGAAAACGCATTGGGTAAAATACCCGCTGTTTTTGTACCCGCACAAAGATCAGTGGTGCGCGGTATTGGTATCAGTGATTTATCAGATGTCGCATATATGCAACGTAGCATTTATCAAGAATACTCTGAGATCGAGCAGCTCATAAGAATTTCAAACCATCCCACATTAGTTAAGACATATGGAACAGACGCTAGTGCTGGAGCTGGTGCGGTCATCAATTTACCAGATGATTTAGATCAAGGTTTAAAACCCTATCAAATGCAACCTAGTGGCTCTAACTTAGACGCGGTAAGAAATTCAATATCTGACAAAGTAGAAGCAATTAACAGAATGGCTCATATGGGAGCCGTTCGCGGAACTGAGGTCATTACACAATCTGGCGTAGCAATGCAGACTGAATTTGAATTACTTAATGCAAAGCTCAGTGAAAAAGCTGACATTTTAGAACTGGCAGAAGAACAAATGTGGACATTTTTTTGTGATTGGCAAGGTGTCAAACCAGATGTTGAGATCAGTTATCCAGACTCATTTGACATACGAGATTACGAAAAAGAATTAAATTTCTTGCAGCAGTTGAAGGCATCGGGCATAAGATCAAATACTCTGACTAATGAGGTCGATAAGAAGATTGCTGATTTGGTTCTTGATGATCAAATATTAGATCAAGTACATACAGAAATCGAAGGACAACCAGCAGAGGTAGCAGGAGAGTTTACAGATAATGACGAAGAGGCAGAGATTGAGGTCTAATGGCTGCCGATACAGATTATGCTGATTTACTCGATAGACTTGCAGCAAGTCACCAACAAAGGCTTGCAAATGCGTTAATTGAGCTTGAAAAGCAGATTGCAGATTTGATGACAACTGCACCATTACGAGACGGTGCATTGTTTGATTTAGAATGGGCGTTATCAGCGCGAACTGATATTAGAAGATTGCTTGATGAGCAGTTTTTAGCAGAGGTTCAGGAAACGATCAAAGATTATCGTAAAGTAGCAAATAGCACCCTTACCATGTTACGAAAATATGGTGATTTTACACAGGTTGATGCAAGCGTTGTAACTCAGCTCCAGCGTTTATCCTTTCAAGGTTTTGAGGCTATCGCAAACGAATATTTAGATATACTCGCAACTGAGGTGTATCAAAACACCCTAACTGGCAGAGCGTTAAGCGAGTCAATAGAAAACCTACGAGGTAGCATCAACGGCATCTACAAACAAAGTGATTCGGTTGAAGCAAACAGATTAGTCGCATTAGCTGCAAATGGAACTGAAAAACAAAAAGCAGATGCAGTCAAAAAATTACAGACTTTATTCGGTCGGGATCGTTTAGGTCGTAATCTTAAAAGATACTCAACCCAAATGATGCAAGATTCACTCATGCAATTTAGCGCATCAATTAACACCGCAATCGGCAATGAAAGTGGTGCAACAAAATGGAAGTATTACGGATCGAATATCGAGGACACTAGAGAGTTTTGTCGTAAGCGATCAGGTAAAACATTTACGCTAGATGAGATTGAGAAAGAATGGTCGGGAACTTGGAAGGGTAAAGCTCCAGGTGATCCGTTCATAGTACGGGGCGGTTATAACTGCCGCCATCATTTTAGACCAATATTTGAGGAGTAATATTATGCCTGGGCATTATGGACACGCAAACAAAAAGAAAAAAAAGAAAAAGAAAAAAATGGTGAAAAGATAAATTTTTAACTACTCATAAGAGGTGCGGAACATGACCGAAGAAAACATGGAAAAACCACAAGTTGAAACTGAAACAACGGCAGAACAAATACAGGAAAAGACGTTTACACAGTCAGAGATTGATAAGATTGTCGCAGATAGGTTGGCAAGACAGGAGCGAAAATTTCAAAAACAAGTTGGTGATATTGATCTTGATCAAGCACGACAAGTTTTGAGAGAGCGAGAAGAAGCCGAACTTAATCTAAAAAAAGAACGCGGTGAATTTGAGGAAATCTTAAAGACTACAGTAAGCAAAAAAGATCAGGAGATAAACGCACTACAAAGCAGATTGCAACACACATTAGTTGATGGTGAGCTAATGAACGCAAGCGCAAAACATAATGCAATATCGCCCGATCAAGTTTCTACTCTTTTAAAACGAAATATTCGTTTATCAGAGGATGGGACAGTTGAGGTAACGGATAATAAAGGTGTTGTCAGATATAACGACAAAGGCGAGTTATTAACAGTTGATCAAGCAGTCTCAGAATTTTTAAACGCTAATCCTCATTTTGTGAGGGCGCAAAGCGGTGGGTCTGGCACTTTGGGTAATTCTGGAGGGTCAGTGAAAAAACAAATGACACATCAAGATATGGTCGATAATTGGAATAACGGAGGCAAAGAGGCTTACGTGAAATCAATGAAAGCCACTTGATATAACGAAGGAATAGAAAAATGGCTGCAACAACTTCAACAACTTTAGACGATCTGTTTGCGAATATTATCTTACAGGCTCGTTTTACAGCAGAGGAACAATCCATCATGCTTGGATTGGTCACAAACTATAACATTGGCGCACAGGCTGGCAAGACGATACAAGTGCCTAAATATCCCGCTGTCGCAGCGGCTGATTTGACCGAAGGGACAGATATGTCTAGTTCTACGGTTAGCACTTCAAGCGTTACAGCAACAATCAAAGAGGTAGGTGCTCAAGTATTACTTACTGACGTTGCTAGGATGGGCGCAGGTAATCCAGCAGTAGAATTGGGTACTGTTTTGGGTAATTCTATCGCAAAGAAAATGGATCAGGATTTGATTGCATTGTTTGATGGATTTAGCACATCACT